TGTGCTGAGTGAGGCGGGACACGCGCACTGCACGGCGGAACACCTGTGCAAAGTTAGCGAGTTCAGCGCGGTAGCCAACGACGTAGTTGTCGTAGGTAGAAACGTCCGTGCCGTCCACCACACCGCCTACCTGAGGGGTAGGAAGCGAGTCAGACTGCCAGCGGAAGTACATATTACCGGGCTTGCTGCCCTTGCGAGCCATCGACGTAAAAGGAGTGTCCTTTGCGTCAACGAGTGCAATCATGTCCATCAGATCTTCGCGTAGACCGCGACCGCTAAGTTGGGGTTCAGTAAGAATAGCCATAAATAAGAGTAAAACTAAGTTTGATTGTTAAGGACTTACACAAGTCCCATTGCTTTAATCACGTCAGTCATCCCATCTCTTGAATTGTTCCTAACGAACGATTGCTTGGCTTTCTGAAGGTCCGTCTGTGTCGTCCGCGCAGGAGCCGCCTTAATGGACGGTTGCACTGGCGCACGCCTGATTGGTGCAGTTGATTTTTTCTGTGCTTTCTTTTCGCCGTAGGCTTTAATTCCCATAACTAATAATCCAGCTACATGTTTCCAATCTGCTCTGCGCTTCTTCAACTCTGGAAACTCACGCAGAATCTGTTGAGCAGTTTGATACTCCTCAGTCTCTGGTTTGCTCCACCAAGGAAAATCTTTTACTACTTCACCATCGACGTATGTCTGCTGTTGCAGATATTCTTCGCGGGCTGGTAGCTCCATTTCCTTGCGTCGAATTGCCAATCGTTTCATGCTGCGAACTTCCTGATCGGTTAAATCCCGCTCAGATCCATCCGGCAGGGTAATTACTCCTCCGTCTGGGTTTTCTTCGCACCACATAATGACATCTAACGCTCTCTGACGTTCTTCCTTCACCTGTTCGATGGTGGTTAAACGCTCGACAGCATCAGATACGTCAACCTGGCGTGCAGGAGCAGAAGACTTTGCAGTCTCAAGTTCTCTTTGCAGTTCAGATAAACGCGACTTTTGCGCTTCCAATTCAGCTTGAGCGGCTTTCTTCGCAGCAACTAACTTGTTGATGCGCTTCTGTACGCCCTTGCTTAACGAACTTTCTTCAGCTTCAGCTTCTTCAATGGGCTGATCGGCTTCAACCTCAGCTTCCACTTCCGAGTCCACAATTGGCTCCTCAGTGTCAACTTCAGATTCAGCCTGCTCCTCTTTGGCGGGAGTTGCCTCCTTCTCGTCAAGGAAACCAGATTTAAGCAAGTCACTAAGACTTTGCTGATCCAGCAAACCGAGTTTTTGTGCAACGGGTGTCGTTCCTGCCTCCTGACTCCCGGCGTCAGGCTGTGATTGTGTTTCGTTCATGCTAATAGGTAGCAAGTCCTTTATATAATCAAACCAGTAACGCTGGTTAGCCCGTTAGAGGCGTTATGCCAAATCTTCGTTATTAGTCAAGCCATTTAATTCTTTTGCTTGTCTTCTTAATTCAATAAGTGTGCTCAAAGTAAGGTTAATCCCATCAGCTTGCCCCGCTGAATGTATTCTGTCTTCTCCTTTGCAGTCTTTACTTATAGCCATCATCCAGTGCTGTTCTTGCAACTGCTCGATAACTCTAAGTACTTCGCTCCAGGTATTGTTTTTCCCTGAAAAGCCAAAGGCGTCCTTTTGATTTTCCGTCATTGTTGTTGAGATACAGGAGTTACACCAATCCGGCCAATCTGCGCGTTCTGCTGCTGCATAATCGACATCTGCAAGCTCTTAACGTAGTTCTCAAACAGCGCCTTAAAGTTCTCGTCTTGCTGCAACGCAGCCTGTGCTTTTGTATTTGCCTGAAGCACCTGTTGTGCGTATTGCAGCTTAGTCTGTGCGGCAGGGTCGTTAGCTTGGTACAGCGCCTCGTTGCCGAGCAACATCATGCCAATGTCACTCTGCACATCTTTGAACATCTGCGCACTAGCCTGCTGTTGGTTGACAATAAGCTCGCTTGCCATCTCTGGCGCAATAGCCTGAATCATCATCTCAGTAAGACGCGTCCTGTTAAGCACGCCGCCTGTGTCGAGTTGCGCGACCTTGGTAAGAAAGTCGATCTTTTGCGCGATGTATTCCTTGTCCATGTCCATCACGTCAAAGCGGACATTAAGATCAAACTCGCTGTGTATTTCAGACGTACTCTGCGGCAACTGCCCGCCGGTGACGCGCATGATCTCTTCCTGGCTCATGTACTGGCAGCACAACGCAAACATCTGTCTGTAGATGCTGCGCCAGCTAAGCAGCCAGCTATTGACAAGCAACTGCTGCAACATCTGCGTCTTGGCAGGAGGCACCGCCGGGTTGATCGTGCCAAAATAAGCAGCGTGATTTGCCTCAACTCGGTTGATCAAGTTAAACGCCACCGTAGGTTCACGGGCCGGTGGCTCCATGAAGCTGTAGTCCGATGGGCTTACGACAGGGAGTTGTACTCCTGGTCCCACTTTGTTGATGGCACCAATTCGTTTGACGACTTTGATGGGAGGTAAAGTCGAGAAGGCAGTATGATCCCTGATTGAATCATGTTGGGCTTTAACTTCGTCTTGATCAGTACTAGCCAGCTCCGGGATACCGCGAGTGTCAACAACAGCACGACGCAACTGTTCGCGACGAAACTCCACAAACGGATATTCGCCATGAGCGTAATCAAGTCGTTCGTGAATGGCCCATGAAGCTGAATCTTCTTTTCGATTGGAGGCCGCTTGTGGACAAAAAACGGTGTAGTAGATGGCAGGCGCTTTTCCATCGAGGCTCTTGGTATAAGCATAAACAACCTCAACCATGTTCATGTAGTTTACACCGTTGTAAACCAACATTGTCGTTGTAGGCAGTAGGTTGATGTTATAGAACGAGCTGCTCTTGCCAATCTGTTGCAGCGCACGATCAACCCAGTCTGGATCCCAGCCTTCCGTAGTGATCTTCTCGCGCAACTCAACTTCAGACATCCATGTCCTGCGATAGATTACCCGTGATCGCTGCAAGTCAGCCGTCTCTGGCGGAACAATAATCTCATCCCATGGCTTCAGCGCAACGATCTCAGGAAGATTACGACTGACATACTCTTGTTCATAGGTAGCCACGCCGGTCGTAGCCATCTCGTTAACCATGCGCTTGGCTTCCGAGGCATCCAAGTCAGGTATCGCAGCCTGAAGGATCGCAGCAGCTTGGTCAGGCGCATCTAGGATCATCTGTGGCAACTCGGCCAACACAGATCCCTGTGCCTGCGCAGCCATCTGAAAAAGTTCTTCAGCGGTGATTTCCTGAGTGCGCTTGCTAATACGTTGCTGCCATCCTACAAAGAACGCACTCCAGCCGTACTGCAAAGCGTACTGAGCGCCAAGCTCAGCTTCCTTACGCAATTCTTGGGGCATTTTAGCGTCACGAATCCAGTGTAAAAGGTTCGTAGCAATGCCGCTCACCGGCGCATCGTCGAGTGTAACGCCAGATGCTCTAATGGTTGCACGCTGAAACGCTGTCACCAACAAAGCTGATAACTCGTTACAAGAAGAGTCAATAAGCCGATTACGAACGTCGCTTGCACCTTCAAAGGGCCAAGCTGGACTGCCTTCTGGCCTAGCGGTGCTATGCTTTTTGCCGTCATCAGTCTGCCCTGGCCAGCGAGCAAAGCGGATATTATCAAACTTCGTCACCAAGTTACCCTGAGACGAGTTAATCATCGAGCGATTGTACTCGCTCAACAGCTCGCCGATGTCCGGCGTATCTGAAGCAATAGCTAAAGGGTCAACTGGTGATATCATGTTAATAACTTCCTGTCATAGACATTCGCTTGAACTGCTTTTCCCAATCCAAGCCGCCAAAGTACATAGGCTGCATAACAACCATATATCCTAAAGCGTCAATTGGATCTTTACTAGCACCTTTTTGTCCGTCTTGTCCAGTCCATTCCTTTAAACTGTATATTAAGTTCTGGCAAGACTCATGAATCATTAGTTTTGGATGGTTTACACCTTTTTCCATTGGTTTTTCTCTGTCCCATGACAAAAGATCATTGATAATCATCACCCGCTCCTCAATTGGTAGGGCTGCTGATGGCGTAAAGATGAGCGGATTGTCAGCCTGACTAAGCAAATCAAGCACAGTGACGCCGCCGTCTTTAGTGATTGTCTCCGTGCCAGCAGTTCTAGGGTCAATCCAGCGGTCCACGATCATCTCGCGCTTATCCCCGGCAGTTTCTAAACTCCAGATAAGCTCGGTATACTCGTTTACCCCACGTCCAGCGCCTGCCTTCTGTGCCGGGCCAGCTCGTCCGTCAGCCTTGTCGCTTGGCAACGCCCACTCGCCGTAGCTTTGGTCCGGCCACTCACGGTAGACCCATAGTATACCGTGGTTGTCCACCCTAGCCCAGAGCATAAACCAGTTACGCGCACCTGCTGGGTCAATAGCCATGTAGTTGCTACCCTCAAGAATGACCTCTTCCGCGTCACCCTTCCACACGTTATGATCCCCAAACATCGGAAACTCGGAACCAGCCGTCTGATCTGCCCAGCCATAAGCGCGGATCTTAATGTCGTGGCTAGAACGGCCAGACAACTCCTGCTTCATGCGCTCCCAGTTGTTGTATGGATTAAGCTCGGTATGATACCAGATGCAGGCGTGTCTGCCGTACAGGTTTTCCGCTTGGTAGGGCATCTCACCTTTAGGGACCGTTAGAACATTGTTATTGGGCAACAATGGAGATTTGCGAGTAGCCGTCACCTTGGCACTATT